TGGTCGTCGGATTGGACGCCTACCGCGAAGTCTGTGTGCTGGAACGCTGGCAATCGCCGTGGGCGATGACCAAGGACAAGATCCGGCAGATGGTCGGTCAGACCCCGATTGTGGCGGACGCCACGGGCGTGGGTGATGCCATCGTCGCGGACCTGCAAACGATGGGCGTCAGCGTCAGCCCCCATGTCTTTACCCAGCCGAGCAAGCTCCGACTCATGCAGCGGCTGGTCGCGGCCTTCCAAGGCACCGAACTCAAGATCCCTGACGGCTGGCTGATTGCCGAGCTGGAGGCGTTCGAGTTTACCTACACCGCGTCGGGCGTCCGGTATGAAGCCCCCTCGGGATTCCACGACGACGGCGTGATGGCGCTGGGGCTGGCGCTACATGGGTGGGATCGGGTGCAAGGGGTTCCCCCAGCAGAGTTTACGCCATTCCCATTGCGCGAAGACGGGCGAGATGGTAACGTGGGCGATGGTGAGGTGGGTCCGCCGCGTTCATTAGCGGCAGTGGGAAACTTTATGTCACAACTCCCGTCAGACGGGTGGTGAGGAACACATGCCAAAGCGCGGAATGGAAGCGGTCGCCTCAAAGCAGCAGGATCTACAGAGCAAACTGCGCGAAAAGCTCAAGCGCAAGCCCATCATGCAGCGGAAGGGCAAAGGCCCTGGCGTGGCGGTGATGATCGCCATCGGCAAGCCGAAGGGTGAGATGGGCGGGATGGGCAAGATGGGCGAGAAGGACGAGGGCGAGGACGAGGGCATGTCTAAGGCGCAGAAGATCGCCGCGCTCGAAGAAAAGATTGGCTATCTCAAGGCCGAACTCGCGCTGCTCAAGGACGAAAGCGACGAGATGGACGAGGAGATGGACACCGAGTATGACTCGGAAGACGACTCGGAAGACTCGGAAGACGAGGACGAGGACTAATGGCGTCCCCCGCGTGGCAGCGAGCCGAGGGGAAGAACCCCGAAGGGAAGGCGTAATGTCTCGCCCAAGCATCGTGCTTGTTGATGGCAAAAAGCCATGCACAAAATGCAAAGCGATGTTGCCAATTGAGCGGTTTTACACAACAGGGAAAAAAGCAAACGGAGAATTCAAGTACAATTCGTGGTGCAAAGCATGCATTAAAGACAAGCAAGCTTCATACCATGAAAAAACTTGGGGTCCTGAAAAGCTTCAATATACAGCATCAAAACGAACGCGATCTGTACGTTCGTACATGAGTTATTTACTTGCAAAAGCAAAACAAAGAAAACAGTGTTCTATAGACATCAACTTTCTTGATGATTTATGGAAAAAGCAAAACGGTTTATGCGCTTTGACTGGATGGCCAATGACGATGGTGCTTGGCAAAGGAAAGGTTTACACAAACGCTAGCATTGATCGCATTGATGCATTAGTGCCATATACAGAGCAAAACGTACAGTTGGTTTGTTTAGCGGCAAACGTTGCCAAAAACGACTTGTCTCACGACATGTTTGTTTCCCTTTGTCTAGCAATAGCAAACAAAAATGGGATACAAAACCGAAGCGTGGCAGCGTAAAGAAGGGCAAGCAGAAGAAGGTGGCCTGAATGAAAAGGGTCGGGCCTCGCTGCGAGCGGAAGGACGGGACATTAAGCGTCCGGTGAAAAAGGCCGAAGCCGCTCGCTCAGAGAAAAGTGCCAAGCGGCGGGTTGCCTTCTGTCGGCGCAGTGCGGGACAAGCCAAGATGTGGCCGAAAGCCGCAGCAAACCCAGAAAGCCGTTTGAATAAAGCGAGGCGTCAATGGGAATGCTGACCTGTACACGGTGCAAAACAGAAAAGCCAGCGACTGCTAAGTTTTTCCCGCTGCACAGAGGAAAGAATAACGGTCTAGATTCATGGTGCCGCCAATGCCGTTCTGAGTACAAACGCGGAATGGTATTGCCAAAAGGAGTTTCTGATAAAACGCGAGGTCTTGAAGCTCGCGCTTTGCCAGAATGTGTAATTTGCGGTGAGCCAAAAGACAAAAAGTTTGCCGTAGACCACGACCACAGCACTGGACACGTACGCGGCGGATTGTGTATGAGGTGCAACATGGGTCTTGGGCATTTTCGAGATAACCCAGAACTTCTTCGCTTTGCTGCATTGTACCTTGAGGGTCGTTGCGCTTGCGGAGAGTGTCAGCCGTACTGGGGAGGAGAAACAGCGGTGGAAGACGAAAACACTGATATCTTCTTTCCGGTATAAACGCATGAAGGGCATGAAGGAGAAGCTGACCAGCGCGAAAACGGCCAATGATCCGGACTCGCGGATCAACAAGTCGTTGCGGGCATGGGACTGTAACTGACCACGAAGACTTGGAGGTAGGCGATGTCTGTTGGCAATCAGATGCGAAACAGCGTGACGGTGGCAGCCCAGAACGATGCCGCGACGCTGGTGGGGTTTCCGTCAAGCGGGAACGTGTCGGTGCAGATCACGGGCACGTTGAGCGCGACGATCACGTTTGAGGCGACCTGCGACAACACCAACTGGGTCGCGCTGCATATGCAGCCTGTCGGGTCGGCTCCTGCTGCGACGACGGCAGTAACGACGGCCACGGCGGTCGGGATTTGGAACGCCAGCACCCAGGCGTACTCGGGTGTTCGTGCGCGGTGCAGCGCTTACACGTCAGGCTCGCCGGTCATCACCCTCAAGTACAATGGCGTCTAACGTGACGCTTCTGGTGCACGGACTCTGGGCGGTCGTGGTATTGGTCGCCGTGTTCCGTGTGTGTCAGGTGGCCGTGGCGTTTGCGCCCCAGCGGAGTGACGCCACGCCCACCGCGTATCACGAGATCGACGTACCAGAAGACTTGGTAGCCTACGCGATGCAAGAACGCGAGGCATGGGCGCAGGAAGAAGTCCTCCGCGCCGTGCGGGAGCGATTCGAGGAATTGCGGGACTGGAACCGCGTGAGATCTGCGGTAGGTATTGGACGCATTGACGGGTAACCATACATGACGCTGCCGCTGACGCCTGAGTTGGAAGAAGGGATGAACCTTGAGCAGATGATGGCTGATCTGCTGAGTGTGGATGTACCGCGTGATCCCAATGCGGAAGTGGCCCCCAACCCGCCCGAGGACACGGGCGCAACGCCAGACGAAGATCTCGCCGCGTTGCAGAAGGCGATGTACGGCGCAGACTTTCCCGCCGCGATCCCTGAGTTGGCGGACTCCATGCAAGCGTGGGCCTCGTGGTGCCACAACCTGTGGACCAGCCGCCGCGAGTCGGTGCAGATGCACTTGCACCTCGTGGAGCGCAACCGCTTGTTCCGTGCCGGCCAGCAATGGATCTCGGCGTCGGGCTTGGGACCGTGGCGTGAACCGGCCCGTCCGCGTGATGCAGCGCGTGTCGTGTACAACATGATCGACAAGGCGCTCGACCAGCGCCTCCAGATCATGATGGATCAGAAGCCTGGGTTCGCCGTCACGCCGTCCACGCAAGACCCCGACGATAAGCGCAAGGCCACCGCGCAGCAGCTCGCCCTAGAATACCAGTACGAACAACAGCAGATGCAGCGCATCGGGCGCGAAGCCGCGTTCTGGGCGCAGACGGACGGCCTCAGCTTTTGGCACATGTTCTGGGACCCCGACCGTGGCCCGTGGGACGAGCGGTTGGGTGAACGGCCTGGGCAGAAGAAGCCGCTGGGCGACATCGGTTGCCAGACGCTGCGCGTTGAGCAGGTGCGCGTGTCGCCCAACGCGACGGCTACGCAAGCGCCGTACTGGGTCATTATCCGTGAAGTGATCTCCCGCTCGGAAGCCAGCTTCCGTTACGGGGTGACGGGCTTGGACGCATCGGACACGATGCAGTCGCCAGGCAATGCGCCGACGTATTCCGGCGCGGAGGGCATTGGGTCGTGGGTGCTGACGCAAACGACCATAGGCGAAGGCCAGCGCCTACGCAACGAAGATGTGACCGAGCGCCTGACGGTGTACGTCGCGCCCCATCCCGATGCCCTCCCCGAAGGTTTGCAGATGGTCGTGGTGGGCAACAACGTGGTCTTCGGCCCGTCCCCGCTGCTCTGGGGCGTGATCCCCGTCGTGGCGGTGCGTGATGGGTCCAGCGACCCGTCGTACTACCCGCGCCCCATCATGGAGCAGTGGCTCGACCACCAGATGCGCGTCAATGCGCTGCTGTCCAAGTGGGTCGAGAATATCCGCGTGAACGCTGGTGGTCGCTTCCTCACGCGCCCCAACGCGATCTCCACGGAGACGTTCATGGGTGGCGTCACGAGCATGATAGAAGTGCGTGGCGCAGGGCCGATGAGCGACACCATCCAGCCGGTGCAGGGCTTTAGCGTCGGCAACGATGTGAAGGAAGCCTTGGCGCTGGAAAAGACCGCCTTCGAGGATGCGTCGGGCTGGAACGCCGTCAGCCGTGGGCAGGTCACGGGCGAGTCGGGTCGTGCCATCATCGCCAGCCGTGAGCAGTTGGAGCGCGTGTTCTCACCGCCCATCACGGCGCTGTCGTATGCCTACACCGA